ATGGGCTTATCTCGTTCCTTCGTGAATGCCAACATGAAGTCGGTGTAGGTGGTCTGTTCTTCCCAGACTTTAGGGAATACGGATTGGATGGCGAGCCTTGGCACGTTGTTGATTCCATACAGATTCAACCGTGGTGGCGTATGTGGGCAAGTCACGACTTTGGTACTGGCGCACCATGTTCGTTCATACTGTACGCATCAGATGAAAAAGAAAACATCTATGTCATTGATGAAGTCTATGAAAAAGGTCATGTGTCATCCAGCCAAGCACAACTTGCATTGAACTGCTTGCAGATACATGGTGCTGCGGAACCTTCTGATCGTAGGTTTCCAGATGCAAAATGGAATACACGATTGGAAGCGATTGCGTTTGACTGGGCCAATACATTTCCTCCCGAAGATGTCAGGCAACGTATTGGTGAATATCCTGTGGAAATTTGGTGGGAGCGTGGCCTTCCTGCAGTACGCGCAGTCAAGGACCGTAAAGCTGGTTGGCGTCGCCTGAAGGAATGGCTGGTTGCCACACGAATGGTGGATGGAAAACCAAAACCAAAACTTGTCATAGCTAGGAAATGCCAGAATCTAATTCGTGAACTTTCCAAAACAATGGCCGATCCTCGTGATCCTGAAGAGATTGATCGCGGCACGAAAAACGATCACGCCATAGACTCGTTTCGCTACGGAATGATGTGGCGGGAATATCCTGTTGCTTGCCCAGAGATTGATGTCAAGCAATCCAACAAACCATCTTGGTTAAATGAAGATAGGAAACGGGAATGGCTTTGACATTTGAACAAACAATTATGTTGTTATTGGTTGCTATTTCCGCAGGACAATTTGTTGTTTTGTTGCTACTCTATTGGCATCTAATTATTATGCCGAACCCGAAACGTAAAAATACTTCCGATAAGAGGTGGTTGTGATGGCACTAGCGGATATTTTGAATGCTGCCGCAATGAAGATGGCCGAACGCACACGGCCACGCATGACCGCCTTGAATGCGCCACAAAATAATGGAACGCCGGGTTCGTTTCAAACGAAGAACGTTGATCTTGTAAATGATGAAGATCTTACTCTCGACCACAATTCCCAAGACTGGAAACAAACACCAGAAATGGATGTGGAAGAGGAACGACGCATAGTGCGATTTGTACGCGATCAGTTTGATCTTGCCTATCGCGCACGACAAGAGATGGAACTTGAATGGGCATTGTCCACCGCGTTCTTTGAAGGACGACAATGGCTTCGCATTGCAAGTCAAACTCGCAATCTCATTCAGCTTCAGAATCCTACCGAACCCAACCGATACATCACCATTCAAAAGATGCGTCCTTTGATTGATGGCGTAGTTGGAAAACTTACGCAGGTTTCTCCAGATGCATATGCAATTCCTCTATCGGATACGGAGACCGATAGGTATGCATCCGATGAAGCCAATATCATCTGCAATCACTTCAATAGGAAGTTTAGTCGTGAAACGCAGCTCAAAGAAAGAGTTCGATGGGCTTGTGTCTGTGGTACTTCTTATTTGAAAATTTATTGGGACGCCAAAGGTGTTCAGACTATTCCATTCTTTGATCCAGATACCAATGAGATTCTTGGTTATCAGCAAATGAATGTTGGAGATGTGCGAGAGGAAATCCTGCCAGCGTTCGATGTCTTTGTTGATCCAACGGCAAAGCGCGATCAAGATATTCGATACATGATCCATGGATCGGTGCGTCCTCTATCTTGGTTTATTGATAGTTACGGAGAAGCTGGCAAGAAGGTAAGCGCGGATGCTATCTCTGGACAAAACTCTGGCTATATTGATGCCTATCTTGAAGGTGGCAATGGTAGTGGCAATGGTTGGGTTCCTGCTTCTACCGCCCGATTGGGACAAATCGAATCGCGTAAACGAGCTGCAATTGTTTACGAATACTGGGAAAAGCCAAATGACCAGTACCCGAACGGAAGGTACATCGTATCCACGAACTCGGCTCTGCTTTATGCCGGTGATTGGCCTTATCAAAAGAAAGACGAATTCCCGTTCGTGCCACTTCGTTGGCAACCCCGTGCTGGTACGGTTTACGGCTATTCGCTAGGATTTGATCTCTGTCCTCTGCAACAAACTTACAATCGCGTGTACTCGCGGATGCTTGAACAGTTTGAAGCGCAGAAGGATTACGTCATGGTTCAGAAGTTGAGCGGCATTGGTGCCGATGCGTTCAACAATCAGAGCGATGACGTTGACGATGCAAATCGAACCTATCGCAAGATTTATTACAACCAAGCAACCGCACCACCGGCAATTGTCCGAAGCCCCGGCATTGGGCAGGATTTGTATCCAATGCTTCAAATTCTTGAAAAGGACATGATGGATATAGCTGGTCTACATGATGTGTCGCAAGGTATGGCACAAGCTGGAACACCTGCGGAATCTGTAAGGCTGTTGCAACGTGCGGACAATACGCAACACAGTTACATCCGATCCGATATTGAAATCAGCAACGCAAAAATCAAGGAGTGGGAAGTTGCGTTGGTATCCCAGTTTGGAGTTGCGCCGTTTGTCGGTCAGATGGAGGAACGTCGTTCTCCTGCGGAAGAATTGCGAACCGGAGTTATTACGTTTGATCACATCAGGAATGGTGGTCAGTTCCGAATTGAATACGTTCCCGGTTCCGCGCAGGAAGAATCACCGGATCAGAAACTCCAAAGAATGATGGCATTCAGGCAGATGGGACTGTTCGGAGATCCAGCCGATCCAGCCACCAATATGCTTGTAGTCAAGATGTTGAAGATGCCTGATAGCAGCATGATCTTGGAACATCTTGCCGCGCAACAGGAACAAGCCGCAATGATGCAGGAGGCTGCTATACAGGCTGCCGCACAATCGGAACGACCTCAGAGTACGTTTGATCCAGAAGCGGAACAGATGCGTACTCAGTTGGATATCTCCAAGATTCAAGCTCAACAGGGTGCGAAATTGGAGGCAGATCTTGCCAAGATGCGCGAACGTTCTCGCCTCTTGCAAGAAAATGACGCCGCAAAAAGCATGGTTGATGTTTCCAAACAAACAATTATGCGAAATATTTTTGGCGATCAACAAAAAAATCCTAGCAAGAACGGGTAGTAAGGACACATAATAACAATGTCGGAAGAGATGGTGACACTCACCTCGGATTCACCAGCCGGGGCTTCGGACAGCGGCGCGGCAAACGCCATCATGGATATGGTTCGGGATACCGTCGATCCCGGATCTATTGCCCAAGACGTAAACAACACGGGCGTCCAAGAGTCATACGATGTGTATGACTTGCTGGGTGTTGATCAAGCACCCACGCAACCTGTAGCGCAGGAAGATCCCAATCCTGTTCCCTACGATAGGTTTCGCGAAGTCAATGAACGAGCGAAATCTGCCAACGACAGGTTGAGTCGTTGGGGCGATGTCATTTCCGAATTCGAGCGTCAGGGTTTCAGCTCTGCCGCCGATGTGCAAGCTGCGTTGATTCAACAGCAACAGCAAGCGCAGGAACAGGCAATCGTTGATCGGTATAGGGAATTGGAACAGCAGGAACTGTTGGACCCGCAAACCAGCCAGCTGCAAATGTCTGCTGAGTTGGAACGCTTCCGGTATCAACAGGCGATGCAACAAGTATCGCAGTTCATGCTGGATCAACAAAAGTCTTCTTCGTATGCTCAGTACCCGCTAGCCAAGAAGAATGAAGCTATGGTTGATGATCTTGTCAGCCGTGGTGTTCAGCCTACTGAAGCAGTTCGTATTGTGCATGAACAGGTTGATCGCCTTACCAAGGCATTGGTTCCTGAACTACTTTCCCGTATGCAGAAGGGGCAAGCTGCCCCAACTCCCTCTGGATCTGGAAACAGCGCAAGGCCAACTATCGCCAATGGTGGGCAACCAGTTTCCCAAGGGGCGCGTAGCTCCCTGAGCCAACTGCTAGGTATCGGTCAAAACCGTAAATCCATTTGAGGTAAGAAACAATGGCTATTGACTTCAATGGTGCCTTGACTCTGGCGGATCATGCCGCGATCAGCAATGACCCGCTCGTCAAGGAGATCACCAAATCCCTTCACCAGACTTGGAATGCCCTTAAGGATATTCCTCTCTTTACGTCTCCTTCGTTGAAGCAGGTTGGAATGCGGTATCTCAATACCAATATTCCTCTGCCGAACTGGTCTACCGTAAACGGTGAACCCGTTCCGGTTAAGGGTCGCCCCAAATCCTACGAAGAGAATATGTATCTTGTTCGCAACAAGATTCTTGTTGACCATCTTCTTCTGGATCAGCCGACCAATATTATTGATCCGATCGAAGCTCAAGTGCAGATCTTCCTTGAAGGATTTGCTTATGACTTCAATGACAAGTTCATTAATAACAACCCGGCTACTGGTACTGTTGACTGCTTCCCCGGTCTTGCGTATCGTTTGGATAATGCGGCTGACTTTGACATCCCGTCTCAGATGTCTTTGATTGCT